TGGGACACGTAATAGCAAATTGCACAAAATTTTCTTCCCCAGCACCCCAAACTTTGTGCAAAATGTCAATAGACACAAAATCTTGTGCCCACACCCCTTAGGGCAGGGGAGTAGACACAAAATCTTGTGCCCACACCCCTTAGGGCAGGGGAGTATAGCAATTTTTGCAATGTATAAAGCAACATATACAATATAGTCTGTGGTATACTATATATAATCCATTAAGACGAAGGGAGGCATACCAATGAATAAAGAAGTCGTTATTAAAAATCACTTTGGATGGTGAGAACCTGCAAGAACTGACTGAGAATGATATTATCGACAGCATCAAGGTTCGTGTCAGTTTAGCCAAGACTATGAATATTATCTGGGGAAGGAGACTCCACAAATGAAAATGCGTAAATTCATTATCGAGATTCACTCTAACGGTACTCTGACGTGCTGCGAGTATGAGGACCCAAAGGACGCGGACAAAGCCGCCTATAACCGTGCATGGTTGGCCGGTTATCAGCAAGCCCTCTATCATTGTGATGAGCAAGTGAGAACCCTTGAGGGGTTAAAGGGCATTTGTTTATCAGCTGATCTCATGTATGAGGGTGCGTCCCATGTGCGTGACGGGGTGAAGGCCATGTACTCGTTATACAACAAGAAATAAGTCGAAACGGCCTCCGGGCCGTCTATCGGGACCGCCCGCCCGGTATTGATAATGACAGGGCACTGAATGAAAGGAGTTTTGTATTATGTCTGAAGCAATGATGAAGTCCGAAAACAAGGGTGCTATGATGGTGTCCGACGTGATGAACACTGGCGTCGGGTATACTGATATGAACCTTGCTAACCGTTCTGCCGCGGTTGCATTCTACAACGCAACCAGCAACCCCGCCAACAAGCTGAAGGAGCATGTCAATGAGGTTCTGTCGCTGGTACATGTTTCTGTGGAGTGCGTCGAGGTCAGCAAGGACGACGTCCCCGAGGGCAAAACGATTGCCCCGCGGGTCGTCCTCATTACCGAGGACGGGCAGTCTTACGCATGTGTCTCCGTTGGCGTGTATCAGTCTTTAAAGCGTATGTTTACGCTGCTGGGGACCCCTGACACGTGGACGGAGCCTGTGAAGATCAAACCTGTGCTTATCAGCACCAAAAAAGGTCAGGTTTTGTCTTTGAATCTGGTTTAATCTAACCAATGGCCGCCGCACATGCGGCGGCCATATTTGTTATAAGGAGGCCCCATGAAAAGTAAAGATAACAGAATAACCTTGATGAATTGTGATGACTCCGTGTTGTATCTAGCATCTGTCATTGTATACAGCGGAGTCACAAGCAAAGATGTTGATTTTTTCCGTTCTGAATGGGCCGAAATTATTTTTAATGGTCTCGGCATTAAAGCAAACCCCCTCGACTGGTATTATAAGGTCATGAATATAAAGGAGCGTAAGAAGCATGGCAGTAGGCGCAGCTAAAGCACGCGCGGCCCTCAAATACAGCTCGGAGCTGTACACCCCCTATGCCTTGGAGTCTTGGCCTGATAATCAGATGCACAAAGAATACACGCGACTTCGTGACATTGCGCAGAAACGTATTAAGCGCTTATCAGAAGACCCGATTAGCGGCACAAGTGACGTTTATAAAGAATTTGCCGGAGGTTTTCCGACTCTAAAGGCAATGCGAGGAGACCGCAAAGCATTGGAGCAGGCCCTTGCGGATGTAGCGCGTTTTGTGCGCTCCAAGGGCTCCACCGTTGGCGGTGCGCGTGCCGAATTCGAACAAAAAATGAAAGTCGGGGGTATTGACATAGCCGAGGTGCCCGAAGATCAATATATGGCCCTGTCGGAATGGTGGGAGATCATAAAGGCGTCGGGCGTGTATTATTATCCGTCAGATCAGCCGGTCATGTACTGGCGCGAGAAAGGCGGCTACAACGTCAGTATTGACGATTTTGTAAAGTGGCAGCAAGGTGAGGTCAACTATGGCAAAGAATGGGCCTACAGCGAGGGCAGCAGTTCCGCCGACCTGCGCGGAGGTTTTGGAGGAGGCTTGTAATTATAACCCGGTTCCCTGGCTCATGGAGCATTTGGACAGAAAACACACCAAAGGCAAAAAGCGCAAAACGAGCAAGAAGCGTTTATATGTGGATATGCCGTGTGCGTTTGATATTGAGACGAGCCGAGTATGTATTGACGCCAACGACAACCCCCACACCATCATGTATATTTGGCAATGTCAGCTCGGTTTGGATATTACCATTATTGGCAGAACATGGGGCGAATGGTTAAATTTTACAAACACAATTAGCGATTACCTGCAAGCAAACAGCGGCCCACAGGGTGACTGGTTTTTGTGTATGTATGTTCATAATCTTGCCCATGAATTCCAATATCTGTCGGGCGTTATGGAGTTTGGCCCGGGTGATGTATTCGCCAGTAAACCCCGCAGGGTTTTAAAATGTGACAACCGAGCTATCGAGTACCGATGCAGTATGCGCCACAGCAATTTGTCTCTTGATGCTTGGGGCAAGCAGCTGGGCGCCCCGCATGCTAAATTAACTGGCGCTCTCGATTATTCAAAAGTGCGGTATCCTTGGACACCGCTGACATCTACAGAATTAGCGTACTGTATCAACGATGTTCGGTGCGTTGTAGAGTGTTTGTTAATTGAGATGAAGCGAGACGGCGACGACCTGTATACATTGCCGCTGACGCGCACTGGTTACGTCAGACGAATGGCACGGGAGGCCATGTACGAATGGGGCATTAAACGGGTCAAGCGCCTTTTGCCGTCGTGGGAATTGTATCAAATGCTGCGCGAGGCATTCCGAGGCGGTGACACCCACGCCAACCGCTATTATGTGGGTCTGCACCTAGAAAACGTGGGTTCCGTGGATATGTCGAGTGCATACCCAGCCACACAATGTGAATGCTACTTCCCTATGACTCCATTTAGGCAGGAGCCGGCCACTGTCGAACGGCTGATGCAATGTATGCGGCACGGCAAGGCGTGCTTGATGCGCTTGCAAGTAAAAGGTTTGCGCCAGCGGTTTAAGTGGTGGGGGTTTCCCTATGTCCCGCTTGCGAAAGTCCGGCACTGTGAAGGATACATTAACGACAATGGTCGTTTGCTGTCTGCTGAACATTTCGAGATCACCATAACAGATATAGATTTTAGAATCATTGCCAAAGAATATGATTGGGACGCCCTTAACGTTCTGGACCTCTGGACGTCCGATTATGGCAAACTGCCAAAGCCCTTGACGGATTGTGTAAAAGAGAGTTATACCGGCAAGACATCTCTTAAAGGTGTAGCCGGTCAAGATTTGTATTATGTCAAAGCCAAGGGCGATCTTAACAGCTACTACGGTATGACAGCACAGGACCCCTTGCAGCTGGACACACTTTTTGACGAGGACGACCCCGACGATCTGTGGAGCGAATGCACCGACGACCCGGAGGGCAGTTATAACGACCACCGCCCCCATTTGTTTTTGCCTTACCAATGGGGCGTATGGACCACGGCCCATACGCGCAAGCGCCTAAAAATAGCGCAGTGGGCCGCGGGCAAGAATGGCGTCTACTGCGATACTGATAGCGTCAAATATATGGGTATTATTGATCTGTCGGACTTCAACAAAGCAGTTAAACAACTTGCAAAAGATAACGGCGCTTGCGCCACTGACCCAAAAGGCAATACTCATTATATGGGCGTGTATGAGCAGGAGCGCAGCTATGCGGAGTTTATGACGTGGGGCGCAAAAAAATACGCGACTACCTATAAAAAAGGGGGCCCGATCACTACTACCATAGCAGGAGTCAGCAAGCGGAAGGGCGGTTTAGAGCTGGCCCTGTGGGGTGGTTTTGAGGTATTCAAGCCCGGGTTCACTTTTTGTCTGGCGGCTGGAAATCAGGTTATTTATAATGACCGCCCAAATGTGCCCGATTTTGTGGTTGAAGGGCACACGGTGCATATAACAAGAAACCTGTGTATTTGTGATAATACCTACACTTTGGGAATAACCGACGAATACGCAAAGATACTAGGGCACAAGATTATGGAGGTTATCTGATGATTAAACTGTACACCGATGAAGGATGGCCGAATTTTTCCGAAAAAGACGGCATTTTGTCAACAGGGGCGTCTATTATTTTTATATGGGGCGGCCGTGGCACCGGCAAGACCTATGGAGCGCTAAAGCACGTCCACCAGACCGAGGAGGAATTTCTGTATCTGCGCCGCACGCCGCAGCAAGCGGAACTTATTTGTGCGTCACCCAGTATGTGGCCGTGGTCTCCGTTGAATGATGATCTGCAAACACATTACGCCCCGTTTAAAATACCTAAAATAGCGGGACTGTATGAAGTAGGCAACGCAGGGGCCTACACTGATACCGGTTCTCCCATAAAACCGGCCCAAATGGCCGGAGTTGTGGGAAGTGTCGTCACCCTTGCCCGGACCCGTGGTTTTTCAAGTCCACACACTAACATCATTATTTTGGATGAATATCAGAAAGAGGAATCCGACTACTACCGGCGCGGTGAGGGCGTAGGTCTTGCCAATATTTATGAGACAGTCAACCGAAACCGAGAACTCCAAGGGCAAAAGCCCTTGACGCTGTTGTGTATGTCGAACGCGGTGGGCATGGCCAACCCCTATTATATGCAATGGGAGATCACTGATACCGTCGAGAAGATGATCGGCAAGAAAGAGCGCGTCAAGCTGTTGGCCGACAAGGGCATTTTGTTGATCGATCTTGTGGACAGCCCTATTGCAAAAGAGAAAGCAAATACGGCCCTCTATAGGTCCATGACCGGCACCGACTTTTATAGATCCGCTATCGAAAACCAGTACAGCGCCGAAGAGAAAAGTTTGGTTGTGTCCCGGCCCCTCCGGGAATACTACCCTCTTGTACAAATTGGGCGGTGCTGCATTTACGAACATAAGAGCACGCCGCTATATTATGTATGCCGCCACAGGTCGGGCGAGATGCCTACCTATGGCACCGGCGATTATGAGCGGAAACGGTTTAGGGCCGCGTATGGGTACATCTGGCCCGCGTACTTGCAGCGGCAACTTGAATTTGAGCGGTACTCGGATGAGATTTTCTTCCGGGAATATTGCGGCACTTGACTTTTTTACACAGTCAGTATATATTAAAGATGATCCCAGGTGCCCACAGGCAGCCCCCAGAAGGGGCGGGCAAGCGTCAGCCAGCGCACGAACCTGGGATTTACTTGTATCTGTAAGGAGGTGCACCAAAATGGATGCTAATACTGTGATTCAGGCTATTTCTAACGTGGGTTTTCCTATCGCTGCCTTTCTGCTGATGTGGTATCAGTGCAATACCGTTGTCAAGGAGAATACCACGGCTATTACCGAAATGCGGCTCGCTCTGGATGATATTAAGAAGGGGAGCTGACTAATGGGTTGTTATATCATTTTAGCCCAGTCAATCACAAACGAACGCGCGTTTCTGCTGGCTGATTTGTGCGCTCGTTTGGGTGTCGCCTATTATAGCGACTGGGCAAACGACACCCGCACGCGGCAGTGTTGCGCAGTGGGTCCAGTCACAAAAGGAGACAAAGACCTAGTTATTAAATGCTTGGCGCATGACACATACGTTGTAATGGAGGCGACTAAAGTTGAAAATCAGTGAAAAAGCGGCCCTTGCTATGGCCGGATACACCAAAGCAGAGATCGAAGCTATGGAGAAGCCGCAGCCCGTGCCGCAGCCCGTGCCGCAGCCCGTGCCGCAGCCCGTGCCGCAGCCCGTGCCGCAGCCCGCACCGCAGCCCGCACCGCAGCCCGCACCGCAGCCCGCACCGCAGCCCATCCCGCAGCCCGTCCCGCAGCCCGCGCCGCAGTACGAGGGCCTTGAGACCCTGCTGCAGCAGCTTTTGCAGGGTCAGCAGACTACTGCGCAGGCAATGCAGACTATGACCCAGACGCTGCAGGCCAACGCGCTGGGCCTTGGCATCCAGCAGCAGCCAACGGCCAACGCCGACACGGTGACGGCCCGAATTATCGACCCTACCTATGGGAAGGAGGTTGAGTAATATGCCCCTTGGTATGAATTTTGCGGACATTGCCGCCATTTTGACCGAGATCAACAAAATGGCCAGTGGCCATCACCCCACGTCGCCCATCGTGGACACGTCCAGTTTCGTTTCTGTGGCGCAGGCCACGTTGCTGACCGGTCCCGACAACTACACCAAAGCGATCAGTCAGGTGTTGGGCCGTACCATCTTTGCCGTGCGTCCCTACGACGCACCGCTCAAGCGCTTGCAGGTCACGGGCGACGACTGGTCGAACCATGTGCGGAAGATCAATTTCTGCGACACTCCCCCCGTCACTGACAAGGCGTGGGCGCTGACCAACGGCCAGAGCGTGGATATGTACGAAGTCCACAAACCTATAGTCCTTCAGACAAACTACTATGGCCAGACCAACTACAGCCGCGTGTACACCCAGGCAGACACCCAGATGGAAGCGGCATTCAAGGGCCCCGAGGAATTGGCGCAGTTCTGGTCCTCCTTCGTGCTGCACCTGTCGAATCAGATCGAGGCCGACCGGCGTAACCTCGCCAACAACCTGATGGCCAACCATCTGACCGGCATGACTACGACCAGCCCGAGCAGCGTTGTGTATCTGCTCGATGAGTACAACGCCCAGCAGGGCACCAAACTGACGGTGCAGGACGTCTACAAAGAGGCGAACTTCCCGGGTTTTGCAAAGTACGCCTATGGCCGAATCAACGATATTTCCCGCCTTATGAAGGAGCGTTCCATCAACTGGCATCAGAATTGGACGATCGACGGCACGTCGTACAGCATCAAGCGCCACACGCCGTATGATCGTCAGCACCTTTACCTGTACAGTGGTACGCAGAGCCAGATCGATGCCCGCGTGATTCCCGAGGTGTTTCACGATAATATGTTGAAATACCGCGATGCCGAACAGGTCACGTTCTGGCAAGACATCAACAACCGCGAGACCATCTCCGCAACACCTGTTGTGACCACTGCCGCCGGTGTGGCATCCAAGAATGCAGCGGTGAAGCTGACCAATGTGTTCGGTTGTCTGTTGGACTGGGATGCCATCGGGTACACTCCGAAGCTGTCCCGCGTCGTCCCGACCCCCATGAACGCCCGCGGCCTGTATACGAATTTTTGGTATCACTACGGATGGTCTTGGTATGACGACTTCACCGAGAACGCCGTTCTGTTCCTGATGACCTCCGGCGACGTCACCACGCCCAGCACGGGCAAAGCAGCCTCCACCCTGAAAACCACCACGCACAAGGACGCGGACCCCGCGAAGTCCTGACCAGCACCGGCGGGCATTGCCCGCCGGTTATTTTATAGGAGGCGCGTTATGCAAGCAACATTTTACCAATTCACAAAGCGCACCAACAGCACAAAGCGGCCCAGCGGGGGGCAAGGGTTAGGAATTGACCTTAAAGCGCCTTGCAATATCATAAACCCCGAGATCAAAATTGCAACCCAGAGTGACCCCACCGGGTACAATTATTGTTACATTACCACGTTCAGCCGGTATTACTGGGTGAAGAACTGGACATATTCGGACGGGCTCTGGAATGCGTCACTGACTGTCGACACTCTCGCAAGCTATCGGGATCCGATCGGAAATTCTACCGAATATGTGGTCAGATCGTCGGCCAAATATGACCCTAAAATCGTAGATAATTTATATCCCACCAAAGCAACGATTACCACCAGAACCAACTATGCAAGTTCTACGCCGTTTACTGACAACCCGGAAAATGGCGGGCAAGGATTCTTCGTTGTGGTGGTCAATGCACCCGGGTATGTGTCTTTTGGCGGCGCAGTTTATCTTGCAATGAGCGGAACAACATTTCAAAAGCTCATGGCAGCTCTTTTGCAAAATACTGATTATTTGAATATCAGCGCGGACGAAATCAGCAGCAACTTAACTAAAGCGCTGTTTAACCCTATTCAGTATATTTCAAAGGCGTTTTGGATACCCTGCGGCAATACGGCAATCGGTTCACCCGTCAATGAGATTCCCGTTGGGTGGTGGAAAATGCAAAATATCGGGGACGCCTACATTATCCAGAGTCAGAATGACAAACAAGTTTTCACGTTCAGCATATCCACCCCCCATCATCCGCAGCACATTACAAGGGGCGTTTATACAGACGGAGCACCCTATTCCGAGTACACGTTGTATTGCCCTCCATTTGGGGAGATTAAATTAAATGCCAACCTGTTCGTGTTGCAAAGCACGTTGTATTGTAGATTAACTGTCGATTACCGCACAGGTGACGCAATACTGGACTTGTCATTTAATAAAGATTTCAATACTATTTTCTTTTCTACATCGGGCAACGTCTCGGTACCTGTGCAGCTGGCGCAGATTGCAACCAATGTAAATGAATTGGCAAGCCTTGGCGGACTGATTCAAACCGCCGTCGGTGCCATTGCAGGCGGTATTGAATCCTTTTTTGGCGGGGGCGATATTGCCAACGGTATTGCCTCAGGTGCCCAGCAGACGACAGTTACAAGTCAATCCAAGGGCGGAGGGGCGAGCGTTGCAAAATATGGTATTACGCCATATTTAACGGGGGCTTTTTATGATCTTGTGAACGACAACAACGAGGACCACGGCAGGCCCCTATGCCAGCGCGTGCAGCTGTTCAGTATCCCCGGGTTTATCATGGTCGACGACCCTGACATAGCGTTACCCGCAACAGCCGCCGAGATTGACAGCGTTAAAAGCTATATGAAAAATGGATTCTTTTTAGAGTAGGAGGCGTAAACAATGGCAGTATACAAACAGTGTATTACTGACGTGTCGCCAATCAGAGTGACCGCCGGTTATCCTGCATACTCTGACGGCAGCCCTCACCGGGGTATTGACACAGTCCACGGCAACCACAAAGCCTATGCGCCCGCGGCCGGTGTCGTGGTTGTGGCCCAACACTGGAATGGCAGTACCTCGGGCGATCAGTCGTGGGGCAACATGATTAAAGTACGGATGGCCGACGGCACGACATGGCGGGCCGCTCACTTTGCCTCACAGATTTGGAACGTGGGTGACACTATTTCCAAGGGGCAATTCATCGGCACACAGGGACAAACCGGCTATGTCACGGGCATTCATACACATTGGGAGTATGCCGATGCAGCCGGAAACCTGATGGACCCGTCTAGCATTATCAAAATCCCGAATCAGGTTGGAACATGGGATGTTGAGTGGGACTCCGGCGGAGGTCCTGACCCTGGGCCGGGTCCCGGGCCGGGTCCCGGGCCGGGTCCCGGGCCGGGTCCAGGGCCTGGCCCGTGGCCTACTGGCAAATTACCGGTATGGTTGCTGTTTAAGATGGCGAAGGGAGGTCGTCTGTTGTGAGTGCTCCCTATAGTTACGAACAGATCAACGCTCATGTGTCGCCGGTGACTCCTTCCGTGATGCACACCAAGGGTAACAGTTTATCCTATTATTTCCGCAAATATCTGTTCCTTGAGGCCGTGGCCATGGTCCGGTGGACCTTGCCCGAAACATGGCCCCGTAACCGCTTGCAGTATCTTGTTTTTGGTTCCGGCGGTGTTACAGTGTTCAATACTGACCGTTACGGCCTTGTGTATGACCGAATGGGACTAACCGGCATTAACATTTTTTACAATCCCACGCACTCCATTATTGCAAACCCTTTTATCAAAGGATCTCCATATTTGCAGATCGGAAAGCAATGCGAGATCATCAATTTGCAGCCCGATTACCGTGGTATGGTGGATATTGTGGCCTATTATGGGGATATGATGGCCCTTGCCGCCCAGACCATTCAGAGCAATTTAATAAATAGCCGCCTTGCCTACGTGTTTGCGTCAAGCAACAAAGCTGGCGCAGAATCTTTCAGAAAGATGTTTGACGCAATCATGCAGGGGGACCCGGCAGTCTTTGTAGATTCTTCTTTGCTCAAAGCGCCTAAGAATGGGGCATCCGGGCAAAACCCGTGGATGTATTTTGCAACTGACCTTAAAGGAAATTTCATCACAAACGAATTGCTTACAGCCCTTAAAACCATTAAAGCGCTGTTTGACACGGAAGTAGGTATTCCGAACACCAATACCAGCAAAAAAGAACGGATGCTGACCGATGAAGTCAATTCTAACAACGTCGAGACAGCCGCCAAAGCGTCGCTATGGTTGGACAGCTTACAGCGTGGGTGCGAGCGGGTCCACAAGCTGTTTGGAATTGACAAATCTACTTTATGGGTCGATTGGCGTTTTCCGCCCGATACTGGGGCGCAGGAGGTGAACAACAATGCACTCAACGTTGAGCTTTAACGGCCTATTGGAAGGATACCCGGAACTGTTCGACGAATTGAAAGTTCCTGACAGTGTATCTAAAGAGGCCGTTTGCAATCAATTACTGTTTGATACGCTGGAATTAGAGGTGCTGTATGCGGACGGCCCGACAATGCGCCGGGCGCTGGGCGTTTATTCTGAAACCATGCTCCCAAGCTGGACCCGGTACGCAACGGCCCTGGGTCTTGACTATGATGTATTGGCAACGGATGACCGAACCAGAGCCGCCGACCATACCGAGACTAGCTCCGGCACTAATAACCGCACAACTAGCACAACCGGCACAACTACACGAACACCCAACTTAACCACGACCGGCCAGAATACAGGCAGTGACAGCACTACGAGGGATGTTACGGGGTTCGACAGTGGGACCTTGCAAACCGCGGAGAGGAGCACAACGGCCCTCGGTACGGGGAACACCATTACCAGCAGCGGCACGGACACGACCACCGCCAATCAAACCGCTTCCGATAACAGCGCCACAAAGTCACAAAACGCCTATGAAAACACCATAACCGAGAAGGGCCGGGCAGGGCGGGACCCGCAAGACCTTATTACCAAAGAGTTGACCCTCGCAATGGAAAATGCAGTTCATAAAATCGTTACGGACATCCGGGCAAACTTTTGTTTGCTGGTATATTAAGGAGATGTGATTATGAGTATTAATCCTATTCATAGAGCGCCCTACACCAATTTTCATGATCTCAATCTTGATTGGATTATTGAGGTACTGAACGAATTCAACACCAAATTGACTAATTTCGTCAGTCTGGCAACGATCAAATATGCAAACCCCATTCAATGGGACATAACCAGCCAGTATGAGGCAAACACCGTTGTTGTGGACAGCAAAGGAAACGCATATCTGTCTGTGCAGCCGGTGCCGTCCGGTGTTTCTCTGGACCGTACCGAATTCTGGACAAAAATTGGCAACTTCGATAAGCTTTGGGAGGATGTAAAAAAGGCCATTACTCCCAACGAGGAGGGCCACAGCCCCACCGCGACAGCTGCAAGAGCGGTCAACGATCTTGTATGGGTCAACGGGGCGCTGGTGCGCGTCACAAAAGCGATGAGCGCCGGTGATGCGTACGTACCTGGCTCGAACTGCGTGAGCAGCTCCACAAATGAAGTTTTTCACTACCTTATTACTGCGTTTAATGAGGGCTTGAGCGCCGAGCAGACGGCCCGGGAGAAGGCAGACACGCAGCTCCAGACGGCTATTGACGCGGAGCAAACGGCCCGGCAGGAGGCCGACACGCAGCTCCAGACGGCTATTGACGCGGAGACTACGGCCCGGGAGAACGCCGACAACGGCCTTCAGACGGCTATCAACGATGAGAAGCAGGCCAGAGAGAACGCAGACAACGGCCTGCAAAATAGCATCAATCAGTTGAAGCAGGATGTGAAAAAGGTTCTTGACTATGCAAACGTTAAGAGCTACGGCGCTAAAGGGGACGGAACTACTGACGATACTACCGCATTCTCGTCCGCCATTGCGTCCGGCAACGATTTGTACATTCCGGACGGCGAATATATCATAACCGGAGCAATTGACATCGGGTCTCCGCTCATGACAAGCGGAGCAATCGTTGTGGCGTCGGGTGTTACACTGACTATCAAAGAACCCGTAGCCCCCTGCACCCTTCATTTCAGGCGGAGAAATAGCGGAGCATTCTTAATCAAAGCAGGCAATACAATTGCGGACTGGTTTATCGACACCGGTATCGCCGATGTCTTCCATGGCGGTTCTATTCAACCTTTTACAGGTACTATTAAATTTCTGACACATGGTTCTTGGAGAGCTGCAAACAACACCCTTACAGCCGATACAATTTATAAAATTGATGCACCTGTAAGAGTTAATACCCACACAACTTATGACTTCTGTAATAATGTTGTGAGCTTTGGCCCTAATGGCTGTATCAATATTACGGGAGATAGCCCAACCGCTCATGTGGAACGCCTCTCTATTCGTAACGCCACTTTTGTGGCAACCGCTGAAAATGTGCAGCAGTTTTTCAATGTGCAGTATGCAGAGCGGGTCACTATTGACAATATCCATTGTGTCGGAGGCAGACGTGTGGCGCAATACATAAACACAATCAATGTGTACACGTCAAACATTGTGCATGACACATTCTATACGTCATCTAACCAATACGTATCGTACCTTCTGGATGAATCTAGTGGAGGTGCATCTGGCATCAGTGGCAACGCATCCATTAGATTTTATAACTGTATTAGCAGTTTCAATAATTTAACAGGCGACTGTGAGCAGTTCATTCTGTACAATTCCAATGATATACGCGATGTGTATATCGATAGTTGCGAATGCGCGTATGCTCAAACCGCAATAGCGATTTCCGCTAAAAGTGCTGGTGACTCCGTATGGAATATCTGGATCACTGGTTATATCGCCGACCAGTGCAATCGCGGATTATATGTTACCGATGCAGGAAGCAGCCAAATCACTGTTGTAGGTTGCTATTTTAATGCCCATGATCGCTTGGTGGAATTTAAGAATTCATCCGGCATAGTAAGCAACTGCCAATTTATCGGTACACAATCTTGTGTGGGAGTTCAACTAACGAATGCGAGAGGGTGCGTTGTTGATAATTGCCAATTTGTCAATGTAGATCACTGTATTGTGGGATCGCAGTCTACCGCATGCCAGATTACAAAAAACGTAGTTGGGCGCACTACAAAATACGCAGAGGCAGCCGCTTTTTCTTTCACAAACGGGTGTACCGACACCAGGGTATTTCTTAATTCGATTGTCCCTCTTGACGCATCCCTATTCTACACAGCCGGTATACACTTTGATTCGACAGGACAACGAAACATTATAGGAGGTAACGCTGTAGCAGGGACCGAATTGTCGAACCAGGAGAGCGACTTGACGAAAATGGCCACGACTACCGTATAATTGTATCTTGTGCCCACTCCCCTGCCCTAAGGGGTGTGGGCACAAGATTTTGTGCCCACTCCCCTGCCCTAAGGGGTGTGGGCACAAGATTTTGTGCCC